TCTTGTCAGCAGTAATTTCAGGCATATCTTATTTTCTTAACATTTTCAAAAGAAAGTTGAATTGAAATTTATCAGTTTCAGCCATTTCGCAAAGTAATTCAAGATCACTTGCTAACTGATCATCAACCAATTTTAGCCTTTCAACGGCATCATAGATCCGTTCTTCGTTGTCAATTTCGGTTTCATTTGCCATTGTTTCCGTTTTTTCAAAACCAGCTACGTGCGTTACTTTTTGTGTTGGTGCAAATAAGCTGGATAATTGTGAAAGAATCATTGTCTGAATTTGAGGAGATTTCATAAACCCAGCAAGGAAGTTTTCTTCTTCAGGTTCATCATCATCATCATCCTGATCATCAATTTCCTGTTGCATTTTTAAAGCAGCAATTTCAGATCTCAAAGCATTAATTTCCGTCATCATATTGGGTTGATATGCACCCATTTGTTGATATGGCATAATACTTTGTGCCTTATTCAGCTGGAAAGTAATTGAGTTTAAAACTTCAGTTTTTTTACCCTTATTACCTAAAATTTGCAAAAGATAAACATTTGTATTGTCAGGATTAGAAAGTACGGAAGCCAATGCTTCCTGTAATTTTTCCCTTCCCAAAACTTTGTCGGCACCAGTGTACGTGAAACGGCAATAAGACTGGTCAGGTTTATGACCAGCATAAACGGAATATCCAGCTTCATCATATTGATCATAATAATTCAATATATCTTCAGCATTGTGCAGTTCAGGTTTCCAAGTAGCCATATACAAATATTTAAAGGTGAAGGAAAAGTGAATTGATTAGGCATAATAAACACCAAAACATACACTAAAATTAGCAGCACTAATTGAAGAATATGCAGTAGGAGTTTGAATATAAGACTTTGCCCAAATAATTTGTTGACCAGCAAAAGGAGTAATATCAAAGCTAAATGCAGCAGTTGCTGAATTTGAAACAACCCTATTAAGTTCCAGTACAGGGATCCTGTTTACTGATTCCTTATCATTGTAATAAAGTACCAAATAAGTTGTTTTCAAGTTTGCCAATGAAAGCAAAGCATTACCACTCAAAACACTATTTGAAATAGTATCAGTAGTGTAACAAACTAAATTTAGCAAAGATACAAAACGAAGTTGTGGCTGATCAGGAAAGTAAAAACGGGTTCCAGTGGAAGATTGAGGAACAACAACCTCAATAAATTCGTAATTCTGAACTTTGTTCATTTTTGTTTTATTTTAGAACGAAAAAAAATAGGGGTTCTATATTTAACGTGGCATCCCCCTTTCCAATACAGCACATTTTTATCCTAATTATCGGACACTTGTTGAATTTTGAGCCAAGATACCACGCATAATAACTACAATACGTGGAGCAGTACCAGCTTCCAGTGTAGAAATTGCACCAGGAAGTTCAAGGCTGATCACGTTGTTTTTAGATCCAACCAATACAATGTTTGGTTCTACTGGATAGTAACCAAATTCAGTTGCATCGTTTTCGTCCTGTGTAGTTGCAGTGGATGCAGCTCCTTGTTGTGTTTGTGGAACGTACAAGTGCCTGTAAAGATCCCAAGCTGGAACCACCTGCCTGTTATTTATAACAACTGACATTTTTCCATTATACAAATTATACAAAGCAGTTGCAGCACCTGCAGTACTAAATGCAGTTGTGTTTGGATATGTATAAAGCCTAAATGCAGTAGTTGTAGAAGATGCTGGAATACTTACGAAAACGCCTATACTGGATACCACGAAAGCATCCTGAAGTTGTAAAAGTTGATTCGTCGCAAAATTTGTATTTGCACCAGTTGAGTTAACCAGTATTGGAATTTGATAAGAAGTAGTTGAGGTTGACATTGCTACCTCGCTACGAATATATGACTGCGATAAAACCGCTTGACCAACTGAAAGTCCAGCATTGTTGATCAAATTTTTAGCATTGTCAAATATTAAACGTTGACCATGTTGTGTTGCCATTTTATTTAATTTTTACTTTGTTTAGATTAATAAGAATATTCTTCATCCATTCCAGCAATTACCGAAAGGTTGTCAGGTTCGTAACCAGCAATTACTGAAAGATCATCACCAGCCATAACGGAAACAGGAATTTCCATTGCGTTGTCAATGGCACCCAGTACACCAGTTGACTGAAGCAGTCCAAGACCACCAGCAGCTACCATACCATCACCAATAGACTTACCAAATGATCCCTTCAAAAGTTTGGGGAAATATGCTCCAATAGCAATTACACCAGCACTTTTAATTTTAGCATCAATGTTTGGCAAAATTTTAGCTGAACTTGTCAAAATTCTTGCAATACCAGCACCAGCCACAAGACCAGCTGCATCCATCAAGAAAGATTTTCCGATTGCTCCCATTTTGCGAGATTTTCTCCTACGGCTGGGTGCAGACCTTTTTTTTCTACGTGCCATTTTTTTTGTTTTTTTTTGTTTATGTGGGAAGCAATCCCAAGATTTTTATTTAATATTTTTTTTCAGTTGTTGAATATGAATTTTTTGTTCTTTTATAGCATCCTTAACCCTTTTTATATCCATTGCAACTACTGGTTTCATTCCTTTAGATACTTTTGCCTTTTCAATATCTAATGCAGACAAAACCTTTTGCCATTTTATTAATTTATCGTGTGCAACTTTAAGTTCATTAATCATTTCAGAACCAATTTTGCCAATTCCTGATACAACTTTAATTCCAGCAACTTTCTTTTCTCTAATTACACCAGTTTTCAAAGTATAACCACCTTTTAATATCTTTTTATTGTTTTTCAGAATTGATTTGATCTGATCAACAACTGCCAGTTTTTTAGTTTCAGGTTTATAAACAATTTTCAAACCTTTGCTTTTCTTTTTGCTAGTATCTTTTCCTGAATTATATGCTGCAACCTCTTTATTTAATCCAACAACAAAAGATTTAATTCTTTTTTGTAGATCTTTTTTATCCTTGTCATCCAAATAAATATCTTTTCCAGTAGCTAATCCACCTGAATATAAAACTGCACTTGCCCTGTCATTTTCTTTTGGATTACCTGATAATTCAGCAATAATATCCCCTTTTCCATCAATTTCTACTAGCTGTGCAGTTACACCACCATCAAGTTGATATTGATTTAATACTTTAAACCTATATCCAAGAAAATTACCTTTAAAGTCTATTGGCAAAGCACCAACTTTTTTCTTTTTAGTACCTGATACAACACTAATCCTAACATTATGACTTTTACTATCTTTATGAATATCAGTTATTCTTTTTGATGCACCTTTTTTCTTAACGGCACCAACTTTTTTATTTGCAGCAAAAGCCTGTTTTACTGCCTGTGCCTGTGTTAATTTCGGGTTCTTTTTGCGAAGTTTTCCAGCTTCAGCAACTACCTTTTTGAATTTTTCCCTTGCTGCCTTTTGTTTTGCAGTCATAACTTATTTTTTTAATGTTTTTTCACACCAGTTAAGCATTTCATTTCCGCCCCATAACTGATAACTAATATAACCACACCTATCCTGATCCCCAACATAAACTTTTGCCCTTTTCAAATATGAATAAATCTTTTTCACAAATTTTTCGTTCAGCACTTCTCTATTCATCAACTTTATTCCTGTTTTCACTCCAGTAGCATTTTTGCAACTTCCTTTTATCAAGTTTAAAACATATCCTTCAGTTGCGTTCTTACTTGCCTGTACTGGATAATTTTGATACATTGTTAAAGGTGAAGTGAAAGTGATTATTTTTTGCGACTGATCAGATAAATAATTACTGCCCCACCAATAACAATGGGCAAATAATTCATTTTTTTAGATCCATCAGCATTGAAATTGTCAGTTTGGTTTACAATACGATCAATTTCATCCTGACTTGCCTGTTCAATTTTTGCATCAGTTTCCAATTTCTTTTCAACAACATTTTTTACTTGTTTTGCAAGTACCCTTTTACCCACTTCAGAAACTTCCTTAACATCAATTCCCAACTTTGACAAAAATTCAGCCAATTTAATTAGAATAGGTGCAGCAGTGGCAGCAGCAGCAGCAGTACCAGTGGCAACCACTCCAATTTGACCTTCAGAACTAAATTCAACATCAGCAGCAGCAATACGTTTCTTTTTTGCTCCCTGTTCAGTTTTTCTCAAAAGTTCATTCGGATTTCCCCCCAAATTTTTCCACCAGTTTTGAGTTTCATCAGCTTTATTATCAAAAGCAGATTTCAACTTTGTGGCTAATCCCATAAAGTTTAAACCTACCAGCAGTAGAAAGGATCCCCTTGCTGGTGCCAGTGCAATTTTAAGTACAATTTTCTTTTTTTCTTTTGGTGCAGCTGGAGTAA